AATCCAATGGCATTTCAATTATCACCTGGAGTGAATGTATCAGAGATCGATCTGACTACAGTTATTCCTTCAGTTGCCACTTCTACTGGCGCTTTTGCAGGACCTTTTAATTGGGGACCATGTGGTGAAGTTACAACTATTTCCGATGAAGTTCGTTTAGTGGACACATTCGGTAAACCAGATAACATTAATTATGAATATTGGTTCTCTGCTGCAAACTTTCTAGCATATGGCAACAATCTTAAAGTAGTTCGTGCTATTCCAAACGGCGGTCTGAATGCTACAGCAAATGGCACAGGACTTCTCATTAAAAACGAAGACGATTGGACAGATAATCACAGCAGCTATCCTGATGGCGCATACGGTGGTTGGGCTGCACGTTGGCCAGGCGCACTTGGTAATTCATTAAGAGTTTCAATGGCTGATCTAGGAACATTTGCAACATGGCCATATCGTTCACAATTTACTGCAAACACAGGAACATCATCATATGTGTCTAATGTTGGTGGCGCAAATGACGAAGTTCACATTGTTGTTGTAGACGAAGATGGATTGTGGTCTGGTACAGCAGGAACAGTTCTTGAAAAGTATGCGTTTGTTTCAAAAGCATCCGATGCAAGAGATGATTCAGGTAATAGCAACTATTACAAAAATGTAGTTTCAAGTAAATCAAAATATGTATGGTGGGTTGCACATCCAGCAACAGCAAATCTGAGTTCTGGTACAGCATGGGGTTCTACTGCTAATGCAACATCATTCAAAACTACCACTGCAAATGTTGAATACTCACTGTCAAGTGGTGCAGACGGTACAGTCGGCACTTCACAGATTACTACAGCATGGGATAATTTTAAGAATGCAGAATCAATTGATATTTCTCTGTGTGTAACTGGCACAGGTAATAGCACGATTGCAGGATATGTTATCAGCAATATTGTTGAATCTCGTAAAGATTGTGTTGCGTTTCTATCACCAGAAAAAACAGATGTTGTTGACAATGCTGGCAATGAAGCTGCTGATGTTACCGCATATCGTGATACTCTTACATCTTCTTCATATGCTGTATTAGATTCAGGCTATAAGTATCAATACGACAAATACAGTGATGTTTATCGTTGGATTCCATTGAACGGTGACATTGCAGGCTTATGTGTTCGCACTGATAATGAGCGTGATCCATGGTTCTCACCTGGTGGTATGAATCGTGGTATCATTAAAAATGTGATTAAACTTGCATGGAATCCAACGAAAACAGATCGTGATACTTTGTATCAAAAGGGTGTTAATCCTGTTGTTTCTTTCCCAGGTGAAGGCACAGTTCTGTTTGGTGATAAGACAATGTTGAGTAAGCCAAGCGCATTTGATCGTATCAATGTTCGTCGTTTGTTTATCGTATTAGAAAAAGCAATTGCACGTGCAGCGCGTTTCTCTCTGTTTGAATTCAACGACCAGTTTACACGCGCACAGTTTGTTTCTTTGGTAGAACCCTTCTTACGTGATGTTCAAGGTCGCCGTGGTATTACGGATTACCGCGTAGTTTGTGACGAAACAAACAACACAGGAGAAGTTATTGACCGTAATGAATTTGTTGGTGATATTTACATTAAACCTGCTCGTTCCATTAATTTCATTCAACTTAACTTCGTTGCAGTAAGAACAGGTGTAAGTTTCAATGAAGTGGTAGGCGCGGCTTAAATAAAAGAGAAACAGGAGAATAATAAATGGCATTTAACGTAAATCAGTTCCGTTCACAATTAACAGGTGACGGTGCCCGCCCAAATTTATTTGAGGTATCGATGCCGTTTCCTGGGTTCTCAACACCAGGAAATGCACAAACAAAAATGACGTTCATGTGTAAGACAGCACAACTTCCAGGTTCAACTCTGGGTGTTGTGCCTGTTCAATATTTTGGTCGTGAACTCAAGTTTGTAGGTAATCGCACTTTTGCTGATTGGACAGTAACAATTATCAACGATGAAGACTTTGTTGTTCGCAATGCATTTGAGCGTTGGATGAATGGCATCAACAGTCATAATCTGAACGTTCGTAATCCAATTGCAACTACACCACTAGGATACACAGTTGATGGTGAAGTTACTCAGTTTGGTAAAGCGGGTAATTCAATCAAGAAATATAAATTCGTTGGTTTGTTCCCATCTGACATCACACCAATTGATGTCGATTGGGGTTCAAATGATACAATTGAAGAGTTTTCTGTAACGCTGACCTATCAGTGGTGGGAAGCAGTTGCAGACGGTGTGGTCTAAGAGTAGGGCAATTGCCCTACTTTTTAATATAGGATGATAATTTAATGGCGTTATACCTTCTTGTCAAAGAACATGCTGACACAGGTTTAAAATACTTGTGTAAGCATGTCGCTTCTTCTTTTTCCGAATGTGAAAAATATAAAGGCTCTGGCACTTATTGGAAAAAACATATAAAACAACATGGTAATAATGTAAAAACTACCTGCTTGTTTGTCACTGAAGATGAGAAAGAGTTTCGTCAAGTTGCTAAAAAATATTCTTTAAAGTTCAATGTGATTGAATCTAAAGAGTGGGCTAATCTTTGTAATGAAGAGGGTCAAGGCGGCAACACCGTTGTTGATAAAAAGGCTCATGGTAAAAAAACTAAAATTGGACTACATCATCCAGATGTTAGAGAAAAACATCTTGCACATTTGAAAGAACACGTAAAAATTGCTCAACCATTAGCAGCAAAAGCAGCAAGAGAAAAACTTACTGGCGTTTCAAAAACTGAACAACATAAAGAAAACATGCGTGGCAAAAGACCTCATGTGATTCAATCGGGCAGCAAAAATAATAATGCTAAAGCAATTCAAACTCCTTATGGTACATTCGGTAGCATTCGTGAAGCATCACAACAAATTGAAGGACATACATATAAAATGATTTGGGATAGATTAAAAAATGATAATTCGTGGAGGTATATCTAATGGCACTGCGCCTGTTTGGCTTTACTATAGGCTCAAAGGATGTCGTCAAGGCTGAAAAGCCTGAACAGGCATCCTTTGCTTTGCCTTCTGCAACCGTTGATGATGGTGCAGTTACCGTTACGCAAAATGCATACTACGGTACCTATGTTGATTTAGAAGGTTCAGTTCGTAATGAAATTGAACTCATCACACGATATCGTGAGATGTCCAATCACCCCGAGTGTCAAATGGCTATTGATGAAATTGTCAATGAAGCCATTACGCACGATGAATCTGGTAGAGTTGTAGATATTGTTCTTGACAATCTAAAACAACCAGAAACAATCAAAAAGAAAATTATTGAAGAGTTCAACACTGTATTAAAGATGCTGAACTTTAGTAATTTGGCTGATGATGTTTTTAAACGTTGGTATATTGATGGTCGAGTTTTTTATCATATCGTAGTCAATGACAAGAATCCTAAAGAAGGTATTCAAGAACTTAGATACATTGACCCACGCAAGATACGCAAAGTGCGTGAGATCAAAAAAGATCGTGATCCTAAAACAGGTGCAATGATTGTTGTATCGGTTGCTGAATACTATGTCTACAATGATCGAGGCACCACAACTCAAACATTTACATCAAACGTAGGTCAAGGCATTCGTATTGCACCAGATTCAATCATTAATGTCAATTCTGGTTTGATGGATGCAAAAAATACTTTTGTTATTTCGTATCTACACAAAGCAATCAAGCCACTCAATCAGTTAAGAATGATTGAAGATGCGATTGTTATCTACCGTATTTCACGTGCGCCAGAACGCCGCATTTTCTACATTGATGTTGGTAATTTACCACGTGGTAAAGCAGAACAATACTTGCGTGACATCATGATCAAGTATCGTAATAAACTGGTTTATGATGCAAATACTGGTGAGATTCGTGATGAGCGTAAGCATATGTCAATGCTTGAAGACTTCTGGCTACCACGCCGTGAAGGTGGTAAAGGTACCGAAATCACCACATTACCGGCTGGGCAAAACTTAGGTGAACTAGAAGACGTAAAATATTTCCAAAAGAAACTCTTACAGTCTCTTAATGTTCCATATTCAAGACTTGAATCGCAAGAAGGTGGTTTAGCAGGACTTGGTCGTTCACAGGAAGTTACCCGTGATGAATTAAAGTTTGCAAAGTTTGTTGTTCGCCTGCGTAATAAGTTTTCGCAAATATTTGATGAAGCATTAAAAGTGCAACTAGTGCTAAAGGGCATATGCACACGTGAAGAATGGGAAAATTTTAAAGAAGACATCTACTACGACTTCCGTAAAGACAATAACTTTACCGAATTGCGTGAAGCAGAGTTGCTACAAAATAGACTACAAATGGTAAGTCAAGTTGATCCATTTGTTGGTCGCTACTTCTCCAATAATTATGTGATGAATAAGATTCTCATGATGACGGATGAAGAAATTGAAGCAATGCAGGAACAGATTCAAAAAGAAAAAGACACCTTGCCCGATGACATGCAAGGTCCAGTGTTAGGTGGACCACCACAAGGTGCTGCACCACAAGCAGAACCAGAAGATAATACAGTTGAAAACACTGAAGAAACAGAAGAGTCATTGACACCTGGTCTTGACGATGAGGTAAACAAATCAGTTGTCAGTATAAATAATAGACGCAGATAAGAAAGGTTATTATGGAAATTCAAGATATTATCAACAACATTGCTGCCGGTGAAAACATTGCAGCAAAAGAAGGTATAGAAAATGTTTTATCCGCAAAAGCGTTCGATGCGCTCCAAGGCCGTAAGCAAGAAATGGCTGCTACTTTATTTGGTGGGAAAGAGCAAAGCGACGAAGAAGTTGCCAATAGTGAAGAAACCGTAGAGCAAGAATGAAGTCGTTACTTGAATTCAAATCTATCGTAGAAGAAGAGAAGTCAGACTACTCTAAGTTTGATGCACTTGTTCGTGCTGGTTTAGCCAACAAAGCACAGTTGGCTCGCATCCACAAAATCTTAGACAAGATGGGTGAAGAACGCCCACAGTTCAACAATGCTGACCGTGAAATCATGCGTAACCTTTTCAATCGTATGGTAGATTTGGTTTCAAATAACAAACAAATTTTTGG